GAAGTCACCCGCCGAAGCCGTCTTGTCCGAACCGAAATCCAGAACCACCACGGTCGGGTTGGTCAAACCAGCCGAAGAAGTCGTGTTCGGAGTGGTGTTGTAGATCAGCGCACCGCGAGCCGTGATCGTGGCCGACGTGAAAGTCAGATCGGCAAAGTCGGTGAACGCCGTGGTGCCCGACGACGTTGCGGTGATGTTGGTCAGCGTGCCACCACCAGCGGAATACGAACCCGATGCGCTGACCTCGTTGGTCGCGGTATAAGCCGTGGTCGCAGCCGTGAAGCTGGCCGAGTTGGTGTACAGCGCCAGCTTGAACGTGTCGCCCGTGGTCAGCGTGAAGTCATGGCAACCCTTCAAGAGTTCCGTCTTGAAGCTGGTGCACATGTAGTTCCCGGTGAAAGCCATGTCAGAGTCTCCTGATCAGTTCTGCCAGTTCAGGATGGCCCGCATCCTTCAGGGCATTGTACACGGTTGTGCGGTCCGAAGCGATAGCCTCGCGCATGTAGTGCGCTACGAGCTTTTCGATCTGCGCCTGAAAGGCGCGGGCTTGGTCGCGGATCGCGGGCGGCGCGGCGTCAGATACGTAGAGGAGCTTCTCTACGCAGCGTGCGGCCACCTCTTCCGGGGTAAAGCCACGGCCAGTAGTTGTGTGCACCTGCACCAGCGGCTTATCACGCGGGAGGTCCATAGAAAGTGCTGCGGTCATTTATCCACCCGGATTTGGCCGTCACGGTAGTCGTCACGCTTGGAGCGCACGTCGATCATGCCGAGGTTGGCCATGGCTTCCATATAGCGGTCCTTATAGACCGCCATCATATCCGCGTCACCCTTCAGGTAGGTGTACGCCTCGACCAAGCAGCCGTAGAGCAACGCGGCTTCGGCGTTGTCGCCCAGCCACGAGGTGCCCGTATCCACGATGGACGGCGGGTCGTAGTAGTAATGCAGTTCGACCTGATAGTTGGCGTTCGGCGCGGGGCCGAGGATGAAGTTGCCATAGGTCGAGACGGGGCCGTCACCATCAAACTGGGCGTAATACTTCGGCACGCCCGTCGCAGACGACGCTGGATAGGCTTCCCGCATGAAGTTCACGTCCTTGTCGAGCAGGTAGAGGTAGTCCCCATCCCCGTCGATGACGGCAATCGAAAAGACCGACAGAAAGTCGGTGGGGCGGGCAAGGTATTTGTTGCCCGCCGTCAGGGTGCCCGTCACGTTCTTACGAAGTTCGGGGATCATCACCGAGCGGTAGATGCGCTGTTCCGTCTGCCGGATGAAGTTGTCGATGTTGTCTACGAGCGAAGGCTCGTAGCTTTCCAAGTAGTCTTGGATCGCTAGTTTGAGTTGCTCGTAGTTCATCTACCCTCTCCTCAGTACGTACCAGAGAAGCCCTTACCACGGATCGCGCAGCCCGTACCACGGACAGAACCGCCCTTGGCCATTTTGCCAACGCCATCAGCAGCAAAGGCGGGGACTTTCTTGCCGCCCTTTTCGACCATCTTGATCTTGCCGCCCTTGGCCATCTTCTTTTCGCGCCGCTCCATCGCGGGCGATTCGGCCTTCTCGTGCTTCTTCATGGCGGCTTTGGAGGGGTACTTTTCCTTACCGCCGTACTCGGAGATCATCTTCGGCATGATCAGCTTCCTTCAGTTGTGGTGACAGTGACGGAGCCGACCTGACCCGTCAAGTTGGGGGCAATCGGGTTTCCGACGGGGTTCCAACCCCAAAGGGCGTTGGCTTCGAGTTCGGACGTATCAGGACGCGGATCGCGCAGAGACTGCGGATCGTTGATCTTCAGACGCCCGATGAAGTTCTGCGGCTGGTCCGGGTCCACCACGTCCTTACCCACGCGGAAGCCAGAACGCCGCCCGTTGCGGATTTCCCAGACAAGCTCATTCAGCGGGTAACGAAACCCGGTGAGATCACAAAATCCGAAGGCTTTTGATCCGCGTGCATAAGCAGGCATATCAGTTCCCCAGCAACATCGTGTTGAACGGCGACAGCACCAACGAGGCGCGTTCGTGATCTTCGTTCGCCGCCATGTCGAACTGCATCTCGTATTCGGCTTTCAGCATCGGCAGCAGCGCCTGCGACTGCGGCTTCTTCATGGCAATGTAGTAGGCCATACCAGCCACAAGGGCAGGTACGAAGCGCGGCGGCACAGAGGTTACATCCGACCCGATGCCCGACGCCAAGCCGTCGATACCCTTCAGGCGATAATAAGCCACGGTGTAGGGCTGCGTGGTATCCGGCACAGGCCACATCGTGAACTTGGTTTCGGTCGCCAGACGCTGCACGAAGATTTGGGTCGGACGGCCTTGCAGGTTCTTGCTGGTCTGCTGCGAGTAGGTCGAGACGCTGATCCGCTCCAAATAGGTGTCCACCTGCTGCGTCCCACTACCAGTACGCAGTTGGTGTTCGATCAGATCAATCGTGTTTGCAGGCAGCGTGTAAGTCGCCGTGCCCGGCGTCAGCGCCTGCGTCCCCGCTTCGATGGTGAAGAGGTTCAGGCCACGGTTGGCCCACTCCAGCGTCATCAGGTTCAAGCTGCGGCGGGCGGTCTTCAGGTCGTAACCCGACCGCATTTCGAGGCCAGCCCGCTCATAGGCTTCCTCGAACAGTTCCGGCAGGTCAGGTACGACAACGGCCATGGCTTAATCCCTGAATTTCGCCGTCTTCTTGGCGATGCGTTTCGGCTGGGCGACGAACTGCTTGCCCTTGGCAGTGCCTTCGCGCTTCGCCCGTGTGGTAGCAGCATACTCCGAAGACGACAGCGACTCACGCGCCTTTTTCGGCAGGTAGCGTTCCCCGGTGGCTTTGGGGCCAACCGTGGAGTTCTTGCCGCTCTTGGTGCCCCAGTCTTCCTTCGTCCACTTCGACATGGACTTCTGGGCCGCAGTCTTCTCCCCGGTGTACCCGCCGCCCTTCTCGCGGTAGATTTTCCCGGCAAGCTGCATGGCACGGGCGGAATGCTTCCCGCCCATTTTTGCCTTGGCTTGCGCCTTAGACTGTTCCCACAGCTTCTCGTTCGTGCGGCCCATCGGTCACTTCATCTTCTTCAGGGTCTGAGCCAGACGGGCACGCTGGCCCATCTTGCCCGGTTTCTTGGCAGCGGCGGCGAGCTTCTCAGCCGGAATTTTCTCGCCCTTCTTGACGCCAAGGGCCGAGCGCAGAGCGCCCGGCTTCTTGATCGCGCCTTTGATCCAATTCTTCGGCTCCTTGGCCATCAGACCATCTTCCCGCCCTTGGTGCCCTTGGTGGCGCAGCCGCAGCCGCGCATGGAGCCGCCCTTGGCCATTTTGGCCACTTTGCCACCCTTTTTCATGGCGGTCGGACGACGCTTGCGCTTCTCGTCTTCGTCGGAACCCATGGCCATGCCAATCGGGGTATAGCGCATCAACCCTTCCGGCTGACCGGACTGAAGGCTCTTCACGAGCGCCGCAGCGGGGCTGATCATGGCGATACCGCCACCTGCCATTTTCTTGACACGGTTGCCCGTGAGTTCCTTCGTCATGCTTCCACGCGAGATCGCCATCACTTCTTCCCCTTCTTCACCATGCCACCCTTGGCGTAGGTGGAAAAGTTGAGTCCCTTCACCGCAACGTCGCCGCCAGTCCGAGGCGACCGCTTAGACGACATCATCTCCTTGGGCTTATTCTTGCCAGTTCCGGCAGTCACAGTGCTCTTCGACTTCATCGGGGGAGCCGGGGGTTTTTTCGGAAGGGTAGCCATGTCTATCTCCTTAGCACTTCCAAGCCCGAAGGCTTTTGTTGATGCGGCTGTTAGGGTCATTCGCCGTTTTGGCGCTCGTCAGTTTCTTCTTCATGCCCTTCATGCGGGCACAGAAGCTGTCACGCCGGGGGCCACCTTCAGGCTGCGGAGCCTTGAGTCCCGGCTTATCAGGGTTGGCGCGGTTGTAGCTGGCACGCCCCTTGGCGTTCAGACCGCCCTTGGGGTTCTTGCCTTCCTTACGCTGCCATGCGGGCGACTTAGCCATTATACACCAACAGAAGGATGAACATGCTCGACGCCGCATTGTTGTTTGAACTGCCCTGCGCGGTAGCTTCAATCGTCGTCTTCTCCGGTACTCGCAGAGGGTATTCAAAGACGTAATCCGCAACCCCGTTGTTCACCGTAGTGATCGCTGCGGTGCGACGGATGTTATCCCCACCAGTCGTCAAGAGCCGCCCAGTAACCTGCGCCGATCCACCGGGCTGACCAGCAGAAAAAAGCCCTTGCGAGACATACGCCGTGTAACCCGCAGGGACCGTGTAGCTGCCCGTAATGCGGCTGTTGTAGTCAAACTTGATCAGGTCGTAGACCGTCGCCGGGACGCCGAGAGTGACGGTGCCATCACCGAAGTAGATGTCCCCTTCGGCGGACAACGATGCACCCGCAGTGGCGACATAGCAGTTGTTGATGTGCAGGTACGAATTGACCGTCAGGACAGCTGTCTGGCCGTTAAGAGTGACCGTCTCGCTGATCTGGTTGTGGTTTGCATCCAGCCCCTCGACGTACACCGTGCGCGCCCCAGTCCCGGCGGCGGTGTCATTCACGTTGCTGGAGGAGACCTTCATCTGAAGGGCGACGGTGGGGATCGGAATAATCCCGGTATAGGGCCAGACCGTAACGCGGGAGGTGTCAACGTCTGGGTTGTACCCGAAGATCGTGACGCTACGGTGCCACGAAATCTGCCCACGGCTGACTTGCAACTCAAAGGGTTCGTATTTACCGACCCGCGAAATTGAACTGATCTCAGCCATGGGCAAACCTCACATGAAGAAGAGCGTCATCGCGGTGACGTTCGATGCCGTAACGACATAGGGATCGTTGTCGAACAGGATACCGTCGCCCGGAATGTTCGTGACGTGCGTGTCGCTGTTGTAGTCCGCGTCGAACTTGGTTGCCCCACCCTGACCATCCGTGATGGTGATGCGGGCAAGCGTACCGTCGGTGGTGGTGACAAGCACCTGCGCCAGACGCGAACGCCCGATACCAACCGCGCCCGTGCCCGTCACGCGCTTGGCGGTTACGTTCATTGTGGGCATGGTTAACCCTCCTTCTTGCGGCTGGGTTTCTTAGCCCGCGCCTCGTTCACATCCGGGTCAGCCGGGGGGCGGGGGCGCTCAGTTTCGAGCGCAACCCCAACTCCACGGGCCGCAAGTTCTTCCTCACTGGGAGGTTGCCACTTGATAGCCATCTACCGCCCCTTACGCAGCAGCGATGGTCGCCAGCGTATCGACGCGCAGCCAGTTGGTGCCGTTCGAGAACGCCAGAACCGGGGAGCCAGCCGCGCCATTCGAGACATAGATCACAGTGCCTGCACCAGCAGTCGAGGCCGACGGAGCGCCAGCAACGGTGTAGGTGGGGACTTTGATCGCGCCCGTCACGTCACCCGTGATGGAGCCAATGAAGCCGTTGTCCGAGCGGACGGGGCCGGAAAAGGTAGTCTGAGCCATGTCAGTTCCTCTTGCACAAGGGTTCGCCGTACAGTCTGTGCAACGTCAGGGAGGGCATCCTGTCTGCACGGCTCATGTCGCCCATAGGCGCAGTGTAGTCTGTCACGCGGTAAAAAGAAAGGGCGAGGTTTCCCCCGCCCTTCTTCATTCACTGTCCCGTCGCTTACGCGCCCGGCGAGGCGTACATGCCCAGCGGGTCCGACACGCCGAACGAGTAACGCTCGCGGGCCTTGTAGCGGACGTTGCCCGTGTCGAAGTCGCCGTCCATCGCGGTGGACATCGCGGTACGGACGAAGTGCTTCATGCCGTTCGGGATGTCGGTCTTGATGAACCACGCGTCGTTGTCGGTCAGGTAGTGGTTGACCGCGTAGCCGCCGGGGATCGACCCGTTCGACTTCAGCGCGTTGATGTCGTTGTCGGCGGTCGCCACACGCAGTTCCGTTTCCAGAAGGCGGGTTGCAACGAACATCAGGCTCGGCGGAACGATCAGCTTGCGGGGACGAGCAGCGATCAGCAGGCCACGTTCGTCCTTGAACGCAGCGATGTCGATCACGGCCTGTTCCAGAGCCGTTTCGTTCAGGTCAACGTCAACCGAAGGACGGTTGCTGTTGGTGATGCCCGACACCGTGGGGTGCGCGGTCGAGAACAGGGTCACACCGTCGCCCGACTGGAACGTGGTGAAGCCCGTGTTCAGCAGCGAAGCTGCCTTGACCTGCTTGGTGTAGGCCATCGCACGAGCCAGTGCTTTGGTGTAGCGAGCCGACAGCGAGTCATAGAGGTTGTCCTCCATGGCTTCTTCGGTGATCGCAAAGCCCATCGCAACGGTTTCGTGCGTGTAGCGAGCAGTGAAGGATTCCTGCGCGTTGTCGTAAACGATGGCAGCGCCTTCGTTCTTGACCGGAGCCGCGCCGAAGCCCGACAGCTTCTGCTCTTCTTCAAAGCTACGTTCCGAGTTCTCGGTGTCGTAGATTTCCGTGTGCTCGTTTTCGTACTTCTTGTACTCCAGACCGAACAGAGCGTTCAGGCCGGGCAGAAGTTCTTTGAGAGCCTGTGCGCGTGAAATTGCCATAGTTCAGCCCTCCTTACACGCCGAGCGAGTTGTCGTAGGAGTGCACGCCGACGTTCAGCTTAACGATGAACTCCGGGTACGCATCCGATTCAGTGCCCGACACGAGGCCGACGATCCGCACGGCGAGGGTCGAGGTGGTGGCCAGCGAGCCGCCATTCGAGCCAACGACGAGGTTCACGCCCGACACGCCCGTGGTGGCGTTGCCAGCAGTGCCGAAGCCCAGCGCAGCGTTCTTGCCGATGGCACCCGGCCAGCCCGACCCGGAGGTCCCGCTGTTGAAGGTACCCAGAGCGGCAGTGCCCTGCACTTGGAACAGACCACGCGGGTCGTCCATGACCATGATCCACACATCGGTCGCGCCACCCGTGATGGTGTTGGCGGGCAGATAGTTGGACCACACGGGCTGCTTGGTCGCCGGGTTCACGTAACGTGCGCCCACGCAGACGCCCACGATACCAGCCGTTGCGTCAGCCGACGTGGCGGGAATCTTGATGGCGGTGGGGGACGACGAGACAGCCGACGGCTGGCCAGCCGAGGACAGTTGAACGAGGTCGCCGTTGAAGATCGCAGCCGAGTTGTTGGCAGCGACCTTGTATTCACGGATAACCCCGCCGTTGTACGGCGCTCCGCCGATCATCTGGATCGGCTTGAGGCCATAGGGAGAAGCGACAGACGCCATGGTCTAATCTCCTACAGACGGTTTCGGTTAGGCAGGGCTATTAGCCCTTACCAAAGGTGGTGCGGGACGAACGCTCCGGCGCAAGCACGGGCATTCGCGGGTCAGACTCCCGCATGTAGTTCCGGTCAACGGCTTCCATCTGCTGGCGAGCCTCATCGACCTGACCATGAATGCGGTCTTCTGCGATCTCTGCGGGAATGGCGCACAGGAGCAAACCACCCACTTCGATGTTGTCAGGGAAGCGCGAATCCACATCGGACATGATGTGCAATTCGGGAAACTCGGTTGCCTTAACAGGGACATAGCCCTCACGGAAACGGCGAGACACGTTCGTCATGTCGCCTTGACCCAGAGTCGAGGTGCGAACCCAGCGGAACTTCAGACCGTCACGGGGTTCGGGGGTCGGCAGCATGGACTGGCGTTGCCACGAACGCTTACGCTCTCCGGTTTCACGGGTCTGTGCGGTACGAGGAGTGCGTTCAGCCATTGGAGGAATCCTTGATAAGTTGCGCCGCATATTCTTCGGGTTTCAGCCCAAGACGCTTGGCGAGAGCGACCTGAGTGGAGGTAAGCACGACCTTGCGCGGTGTGACAGAGGTCTGACGACCCGCAGGAGCCACCGGGGAACTCATTTGCTTACGAGCAGGCTTCTCCTCTTTTTGCTCGTCCGCAAACTTGTCTGCGAACACGCGGCGAACCGCGCTGTCGATAGCAGTGTAGTATTCTTCGCTATCCGGCGCAACTCCGCTCTTGATAACACGTTCATGGACGCCATAGGCGTACCCGGTCATCTCTTCGTCTTTGCCGAACCACGGGTTCCGCTGCGCCCAGTCCATCGCACGATCCGACGGCTTGGGAACCTGCGGAGCCTGCTGCTGCACGGGCTTCGGCGCTTCAGCCTGCGGGGCGGGACGCTGCGGCTTGAAGGCCGCGAGGCGCATCTCCTCGCCCTTGAGTTCAGTCAGCTTAAGCTGCGCTTCAGCCAGTGCGTCGGAGTCACCCGCCTCGTAAGCGGCTTTGAACGCGGCCTTGGCCTGCTCAAGCTGGGTAGCAACCCGCTGCTTGGCCTGCCCGATGGACACATCCTCGGTCGCTTCCAGACGCCGGGCCAGAGCATCGCGCTCTTCCTTGACGCGGGCAGCGAAGGCGATGGCTTCTTCGCGTGCGCGAACCGCCTCTTCCTTGGCACGACGTTCGGCGTGGCTCTCGTACTTCAGCTTGTTGATGCGCTTCTTGACCTTATCGGAGTAGCCCTCAAGGTCGTCATCATCCGCGCCATCATCGGCCTTGGCCTCGACTTCCGGCGCTTTCGGCTTGCCTTTGTCGGGTTCCGGCGTGTCATCCACGATCTCGATTTCGAGTTCGTCGTTCATCTCGTCGTTCTGGTCGCTCATGCCCGGCTATACCCCCGTGGGTCTTCGACAACCGCTTCCACGGTGTCATCATTGATCAGACGGAACTCCTGCCCGTTCACCTTGAAACGGGTGCCGGAATAGGAACGGAAGATGATGAAGTCACCCTCTTGGCAGTACGGCCCATGCGGGAACTTGTTCGCATCGGCGTAGCACTCCGCGCCCAGCTTCAGCACGTATCCAATGATGGATGCGGTCTCCTCACCAGCGCGACGTTCATCGGGGATAAAGACCCCACCCTGCGTGGTCTTGCTGACCTCTGGGATGGCGATCAGGATTTTGTATCCCTTCGGTTCAGGCAGCTTGGCCTTAACCTCGTCGGATACCGACGGCGAGTCAGAGTACATTTCATTCTCCGCAGTGGCTTCGGGTGCCACCGTTACCCAGCATGGGACCACCCCACGATTTGTATTCGCGTAGCACGCTACGCTAAACGCCGTCAGCTATCAATATAGCGACGTTCCAGTTCTTTGATGTCCTCTTCGAGTTCACGCAAAATCGAGTAGCCGCCTACCATCTTGCAGTATTCCTCGAAGTTTTGCGCACCGCCGATGGCAAGACCCTGTTCGATGAAGGTCTTACGTTCAGCGATGCGCCCCAACAGGTAGCTGAAGAGATCATGCTCCATCTTCGGTCTCCGGCTTGGCCTGCTGCTTGGCTTCCGCAGTCTGAATCAGCGTGCGTGCAGCATCCACACCGAGCCGCGCACCTTCGATCTTCTGCTTGACGGCATCGCCCTGCATCTGCGTGGCCAGTCGTGCGCCGATCTGCGCCCCGGCCCGCTTGTCTTCGGACTTGAGGCGGTCTTCTTGCAGCTTGAGGTTCCCGACCTTGATGGCGGTATCGGCCTTCAGTTTCTCGGCAGCGATTTGCAGCTTGCCCTGCACCTCGGCTTCCTTGATCTGAAGCTCCTTCATCTGCATCTGGACCACAGGGTCTTGTGCGGCCTGCTGGGCCTGCATCGCCTGCGCCTCGGCCATGTCCTTCTGGAGCAGCTTCTCGGCGGCGACAGCGACCACACGCGACAGTTCCAGTTCGACATCTTCCGGCAGCGGCTCGTCTTGGCCGGGCATGGGCACGCCCATCTGCTTTTCGATCTCGACGCGGTACTGATAGGCCACGTGCTCGTTGATGTGGGCCAGCATGGCCGACTGGATGGCCTGCGCGAAGGGCGACTGACCGACGATCTGCTGGATTTTCGGGTCGTTCATTGCCGCCATGTGGACAGCGATGTGTGCCTCGTGGTCCTGATAGAGGAACGCCTTCACAGGCTCCTGCTTCAGGATGGCCATGTTCTCGGACACGGGGTCACGCGGCTTGATGTCATCCGGCAGTTTGATGATGTCCTGTGCATCCTGAATGCCCAGAACCTCCAGCATCTGCTGGTGCAACTTACCCAGATCGTAAAGCTGCGGCGCTTGCTGCGCGAGTTGCAGCGCAGCCTGATACTGCATGATCCGCTGCGCCATGGTGGCGGCGTTAGGGTCGGAGACCGGGATGATGTCCACCGGGCCACCGAAGTCCTCACGACGGTTGAAGCCCTCGCCCACCTCGTAGTCGTACTCGTCGGGCATGTAGTCTTTGATGATCCGGGCCAGCAGCCGCAGTTCTTCCTTCATGGCCGCGTGCAGGCGGGCTTGGACGCCCGACATGACCTTCAGGCTGCGCTCCAGCAGGGCCAGCGTGGTGCCCACGGGCGCTTGCGCCGACATGTCGCTGATCTTGATGTCGGCCACGGAGCCGATGCGACGGCCTTCTTCCACGACGTTGCCCAGCAGCGTGTAGAGGACGCTGGACGGTTCCTTGTAGGGCATCGGGAACAGGCTCTCGCGGAGCGTGCCCCCGGCCACGTCGGCATCCCGCCATTCGCCCGGCATCAGGGGCGTGTTGTCGCCCTTCACGCGCAGCGTCTTGGCTTTCAGGCCCGCAGGCAGGTTCGACAGCGTGCCCGCGTCGATCAACTGGCGCAGGATAGAGGTCGCGGACTTGGCCAGACCGCCAATCAGGTGGATCAGCCCCGTGCCATAGAAGCCCATGCCCGGCAGATAGGGGTAATGCACGAAGTGCATCCGCTTCTGCTTAAGCTCGTCTTCCTCGTACCAGTTGCGACGGATGGAGAGGACCGCCTTGGACCCCTTGTCGATGGTCACGACGTAGGGCAGCGCGATGCCATCTTCGCTCGCAAACGGCTCCGGCAGGTCGAGGTCCACGTGCATTTCGAGGATCGTGTAGCGCGTGTCCCCTTGGATGTAGGTGGGGTCTTGCCCGTCGATCTCGTCGTACTTCTCTTCGATGTCCGTCCGGTCTGCTTCCGGCTCCGGCAGTTCGATGTCCCGGTAGAAGCCCACGGCTTGCAGCTTCTTGATCTCGTTCTCGGTCTTCTTCATCACGTGCGTGTAGCGGGGGCAGGTGCGAAGGGTGGACGCGCCGTAGGAGACCACGAAGTCTTCAGCCGGGACGAAGATAGAGACGGCCCGCTGGTCGATGGGATCGAAGTACATCTTCTTGAAGGCAGACCCGGCCAGCGGCAGGCGGAACAGCATCTGCTCCATCTCCGTGCGGTAGTCGGGCATCTCCTCGGTGATCTGGTAGTTCATCTCCTGCTCGACGCGGTGCGCCTGCCGGATTTTGTCGGGGGTGATCTTGCCCACGATCTTGGTGCGTGCCGGGCCAGAGGCGGGCATCAACTCACCCATGGCCTGCGCTTGGAAGCGCACCACGGCTTCGGAGAGCATCGGGTGATAGACCCCCGACGCGCCCATCCACGGCTGCGTGCGGTCTTCGATCTTCATGCCCAGCAGGTCGAGACCCTTGATGTAGGCCATGGACCACTCTTTGCGGCTGTTTCGGTCGGCCAGATAGCCATCCACCAACTCGTTCGCCAGCGTGCCCAGATCGGAGTCTTCGATGAACTCGGCGAGGTTCGCATCGTGGTCCGACTCGTCTTCAGCATCATCCATGGACGGGTCGCCAAATTCGATGACGACACCACCGTCTTCCGTCTCCATGGTCACGGCACCTGCCGGGTCAACGACCGCGATTTCGATATCCGGCATTTCAGCATCGTCCAACAGGATGTCGGAGGGCGTCATGGGTTTGGCGATGGGCATGTGTGTCTCCCACAAGAGTTGACGAGACTATAGCAGGAAACGGTAGGGATCGGGAAGCAGGTTGTCGTGACCACTCATCCTTGCGGGTAGAGTCACCCAAAGGGGAGGGACAATGGGTGTAGGAAAACACGACAACCCGCCTCGACCGATACGTAGCCACCGGGGTGAAAGGTTGAAAAGCCCCGGCCACACGCTGCCGCTGTTTTAAAGGGGGGCCGTACTCCCCCCTTCAGGAACCCCACCTGCGGCTGGGGGTATTTGAGTGGTGTGGGCGGGACATCCACATTAAGTCTCCTGAGAAGACGCCAACTCGAAATTTGGTGGCGGGGGATGGATTTGAACCACCGACATCTTGGGTATGAGCCAAGCCAGCTAGACCGGACTGCTGCACCCCGCTGACGTAAAACTACAGCAAACTACACGTCAGTCAACGCCCCAGCGGCGTTTGAGATGCGCGATGTTGGAGCGCAGCGCCTCTTCCTCGCACTGAAGGGCGTATGGGGGCTTCCGCTGGTACTTCAGCATGGCCTGCTGGACCCGCCCAAGGCGCTTCTCCATGTCCTCCAGCACCTCGCGGGCCTCCCGCGAAAGGGTCGGTTTCAGGGGTGAAATACCCCCAAAATCCTCGGAAAACCCCTGAAAATCAGGGTTTTTGTCTTCATTTTCGTCCAATTTCAGCCCCTTAGCCCGTTTAGTCAGTAATACTCGACCTTGTGGCGGTAGGGAATCTCCTCATCAGGCTCGTCAGTTGGCAATCTGATGAATCCACCCTGACGGAAGCGCATCAGGGCCATGATTGTGGTGTCAACTTGGTCGTCGTTTGACGCGAACGGGAAGCCCGCGACCTCTTCCACGAGGTCTTCGGCCCATCTTGTGGGCGGAACCCACACCAAACCCGACGCGAGGATGTCAGAGACGGAGTTCAGACGCGCCATCTTGGTATTCGGGTTGTTCACAGACCCCCGGACAGGGGTGTATTCCTGCACCATCAGCCCCGAACGCCGCATTTCTTGGTACAGCGCCGTCCCAGACGACTTCTTTTCCACGATGAACGCATCCGGCTCCCATTCCCGGTACTCTTCTGACGCCATAGCCTTCAGTTCGGGGAACTCCAGACGCGCTTTGACCGCGTTTAGCAGGATGATGTGGTTCTCCCGCTCTTCCTCGTTGTAAAACACGCCCCACGTGGTCAGGGACGTGAAGTCGGCACGGTTGTTGGCTTCCGCAGCGGCGTCGAGAGCCATGATGATGTACTCCACCTGCGGCGGCGTCTCGCTTGGCCAGACGCGCCACCACTCCCGCTTGATGATGGAGGACTCCTCGCCCGTCGGATTCTGCTGGTACTGGGCGTTCCACTGGAACACGGGCATGGATGCCTTGGTCCGCAGCAGCGCAGGCAGGTCGAAGAACTCCGGCCAGAGAGCTTTCTGGGTGTATGCCCCCGTTTCCGGGTCCTCAATGTCGAGAATCGCCGGGAACTCGACCACCTCGTACTGGTCGGAGCCTTCATTCTGGGTCATGTCGCGGACAACGCGCCCGGTGAGGTCATCCATGTGCCAACGTGTTTGTACGATAGCTACTCGGCCACCCGGCATCAGACGCGTCCGGGCACCGTATGTGAACCACTGATAGGCTTTCTCGAAGACCTCGAAGTTGCCGTTCAGCACGTCCTGTTCGGAGTGCGGGTCGTCAACCAGCAGCAGGTCGGCACCGCGACCCGCGATACTGGAGCCAATACCACAGGCGAAGTACTCGCCCCCGAAGTTCGTGTTCCACCGCCCTGCGGACTTGCTGTCCGTCGCCAGCGTCACCGCCGGGAAGATGTCCTTGTAGGCTTCCATGTCGATCAGGTTGCGGACCTTGCGACCAAAGTCCACGGCGAGGTCCGTGGTGTGCGACACCATCATGACCTTCTTGCCCGGATTCCGCCCGATGAACCATGCAGGGAAGTAGATGGAGACAAGCTGCGACTTACCGTGGCGCGGCGGGATGTTCACGCAAACGCGATCCTTACCCTCTTCGGCATCGCCCCCGCGTTCAATGGCCATCAACTCGTCGGCCAGAATGCGGTGATGTCGGCCCACCTTGTAGTTCGGGTCCATGTAGAGACAGAAGGCAATCAGGTCGTCATAGGCCGCTTGCCGCTTCTTGCGTGCCGCCAACTCGTCCACGAGCTTGTTCAACTCGTCCACCTCGGCAGGAGACAGGTTGTCCACCTGCGCCAGCAGCAGGTCGATCTCCTCCTCGGTGAAGTCAGGAGCTTCGCTCACTCCGCGACCCCTACCTCTTCAGTGCCCAAGACGGCATCCACGTCGAACGCCTCGCCATCCAGCATCACGGGTTCCTCTGCCGGGGTCACGTCCTTCATGGCTTGCAGCTTCTGGCGCAGCTTGGCACGGAGGTCATCCGTGGTCTGGTGAGTGATCGTCACTTCCGTCTTCTCGGTAAAGAGGCCCACGTCACCGATCTTGCCCAAGAGTTCCAGAGCCTTGATCCGCACCTTCGGGTCCGGGTTCTCCGTCTCTTGGATCAGCTTGTTCGTCACGAGGTGTCTGATCTGGGTCGCAGAGGTTACGACGCTGTGGGCGTAATCTCGCAGGACTTGCTGCGTCAGGAGCAGCGCAGGTGGGGTTAGCTGGGCCACGTTCTTCACCGTCGCTTTCTTGTTAGTGACTTCGGGGTTCGACGCAAAGGCGGCGGCGATGGCACCTGCCGCATCCTTGTCCTCTTCCGAAGGAGCTTTGATCTTCAGGCCGTGCTCGGAAAGCAGGGTCACAGTGCCGACAGCGGCGTCTACTTTGTCCAGTAGACCGCCCAGCCCGGTGACGGGCTGATCAATGGGGACGGTGGCGTCCGGTGTGATGCGCAGCGTTGGCACGTATGGGGTCCAAACACAGGTTGTACCCAACATATAGCCCGGTTTTTCAAATCATGGGAGTCCCTTGTTTGGTTTTGCCATATTTGGGGGGTGGGGTGCTGTTCTGTGGGATTTTTTAGTGGGGGGTGGGGTATGTTTTAGTTTTGTGTAGTGTTCTGAGTTTGTTCCGAACCGAAATGTTGGTGTGGAATAGTAATATAACAGCGGCGCACGCGTCGGCCCTGTCGGGGGGGATACCCCTCCGGTGGGGGTCGGTATATGCCGTTTCTTTGCGTTTCGTGGCTATCCTTGCCAGTCTATACATTGCGCTATGCGGCAACTTAGTCGATAACTAACTCATCAAGACGGCAAACGCCGCTTGATTAACAGCCATCGAAAGGAAACATCATGGCAACTCGCAAGAAGAACACCCCCGCCACCACCCCCGCCTTGTCGCTCTCGCAACTGATGGCGGCGTGGCTTGGCGCGGTCGATGGGGTGGAAACCTCGACCGCCGATATCGCGGCGCGTCTGGTCGCGGACCTCAACCTGACTAAGGAAGAGGTCAAGTTCTTCGCGCCGCCCAAGACGGCGAACGAAAAGGCGAACAACCGCCACGTTGCGGTCTACGATTTCGTCTTCAAGGCGGTCGAGGAAAACGTCGTCGTCAAGGGCCAGCGCATCCTGCCCGCGACCGTGGCGGCGCTGCGCGACAAGAACGTGGAAGGCAAGTCGCTGCTGCAAGGCATTCCGAAATCGGTTTCGGATGCGACCTGCTGGGTTGGGCAGATCAAGGTGCGCGTCAAGACGCTTAGGGCAGCGGTCGAGCGGCACCTTGAAGCGGGCGGGGGTAAGACCTCGACCCGCACCGACAAGACCCATGCCAAGTTCATGGAAGAACGGCTGCAAGCGATGTTCAACCGCGCCAACAAGGCGGAGGATTTCGACCTTGCAGACATGGCGACCTTCAACGCTTGGGTCGAAACGGGCGCGACGATGATGGGCATCAAGATCGTCAAGGTGCAATAACATGGGCGGGGGCGCGAAAGCGCCCCCATCCTTCAACTCTGGAAAGGGAATGACGATGGAAATCGGCAAAGGCTGGCACATCGCCACATCGGAAGAAATTGCGGCGCTGCGGGCGATGGATGGTGCGCCGCATGTGCTGTTCGGCTGCACATGCTGCGGTCTGGTTAACTGGTCGTCTAAGAATTTGGCGCTGTCGTCGGACGGGCGCTATACGGGGGCGCGCAACATCTTTGTGCTGGATTGGAATCTGGGCGAATGTGCCTGCGATCCTGCGGCGCTGCGCTGTGTCGAAAAGGATTTGGTCCATGCGTCTGCGTGATCTACTCTGGAAAGGAAACACCATGCGCATCCGCGACATACTGGCCGACGCTATCGGCGCGGTTCTTCTATTCGTTCTCGCCTACGGCCTGATCTTCTTGGGCTTCGCTTTCAGCCCCATCTGACAACCAACCCCGCAGCCGAAAGGTTGCGGGGTTTTTTTTGTGCCTTTTTTCTGCCGAGTCGGCCCCGCGATGCCAGTTCTTTGGCAGCGTTGCGCGGCGTTGCGTCCCGTCAGCGTGGCGTGGCGTGGCGCGTTCAGCGTGGCGTTTCGTGCTGTTTTCTTACAGATTGTGCCAGTCTATCCGTTGCGCTACGGGATCGCTTAGTGGCATCACTAACTCACCGAAGCAGCAATGGTTCTGCAACGGAATGCCAAGATGGAGAAAACCAATGGCACAAAAAGCAAAAGCACTGACCACCGCGCAGATGGTGGAGATGTGGACCCGCACTGCGGGTGCGGCGGAAACCTCGCTGGCCGATCTGGCCAAGTCGGTGATCAGCGACTTCGAGCTGACCAAATCCGATCTGCCCTTCCTGTCGCGTCCGAAGGGTGAGGCAAAGCAGAACAACCGTCACGTGGATGTGTTCGACGGGATCGAACGTCTGCTGCAAGAGAACATCGTGGTGAAGGGCGTGCGCGTCATGCCTGAGACGTGGCGTGCGCTGCGGGATAAGAATGTGGCGGGTGAAACCCTGCTGCAAGGCATCCCGAAATCGTCCAGCACCACCACCGCTTGGAACGGCCAGATCAGCAGCCGTTTCGGCCAGCTTAGGAAGGCCATCACGGCCTTGCTGGAAACGGGTGGCACCACGGCGGCGACGACCGACAGCACTGATCTGAAATTCATGACGGATCGGATGCAGGCGATGTATAACCGCGCCAACAAGGCGGAAGCCTTCGATCTGGCTGATCTGGCCGCGTTCAACGCGGGCCTGACCAACCTCGCCAAGATGTGCGGCATCACGCTGAAGGCGGTGAGTTAAGGCTTAGGGCGGGGGCTTCGGCTCCCGCCCTTTTTTTTGTGCCTCGCATCCAGCGGGGCCACGCGAGACCAGTTCTCATGCAGCGTTGCGCAGCGTGGTGCGGCGCGGCGGCGCGGGGGCCGACCTAATCGGCGTTGCGCCCCGCACAGGTTAGTCGCCCACTAACAGGACCGACCCCGCGAGACCAGTTCTCAGGCAGCGTTGCGCGGCGCGTTGCGTGGCGGTTAGTCGGCCACTAACTAAAAAACCCGCGCTGGTTGCGCGGGTGGCTGGGCGGCTACCACTACGTGGTAGCCGTTTTTCCCTGCGGTTGTCAAGCGCTAATTTTCACTTTTTTTTCGCCGGATGAGAACATCGCTAAGTGCTTGATATTACAGTAATGTTCGTGACTTTGCGGAACAAACGAAGAATGTTCCGAGAACGTTCTGTTGCGTGATCTTGTAAGTCATTGATTTCATGTAATGTTCGAAAAGTTCGCACGAAAAAAATGGGTTTCCCCGGCGCGTTCGTCTGGCCGCACAATGTTCGATTTCCCGCATCCCGCCCCGACGACCTAAAAAGAACGACAAACATTCATTCTTAAAAAACTTTAGAACTATCTAGGATTTTCAGTCACTTACCCAACTACATTACGAACATTATGCGAACAATCACCGTTGCTATTAGTCTGTCACTAACTGCTAAAGCTAACCAAAAAAGTTCAACGAAACGTAAGAAATGTCAGTGACTTTCGAGACCTCGGCGAGATCATGTGCTATAATAAAAAGAAAAACGACTCGGTAAGGGGACCTGCCCCTTCCATGCTCTTTGACATGGTGGCCTTCGGCCACGCCGGACTTTTAGGGTTAGTCGTGGACTAACCCCGCCCGCTAGGCGCTTGCGCCGATGATGCTAGGGTGATGCAGATGGATGTGGGGTGCAGGCGCGACAACACACTTAGTCGCACACTAACCTGCCCACTACCGATGATACCGTATGGCATGGCTACCCCCACGCGCCCCAGCGCGAGGGAGGATAGATGCCGGAGATCAAAACCAAGAAGGCCCGCTGTGGTTAGTCCCCAGACTAACCGGAGATTGCGGATCGCAGATGTGGATGCGTTAAGCCCATAAAGTTCCAAGCACGATGACTCGGCCCATCCATTCCGCGCTGTGAAGCGCCACGCTGCATACCTCAAGAAAAGCAGGTTGGCACCCTGCTGGGCGAACAACGGTCGAAACCAAGGAGGGTGTGTAAGCGATGAAGTTAGTGAACAACTAATGGAGCGCAGCCCTCCAAGGTCCATGGGGATTTGTCCCCCCATGCTGATGAGACAGACACGAGGTTTTATTATGGCTCACATGGTCCGACGCGACCCGTCCTACAAGCGCGGCTTGCCCAAGCCGAAAGAATCCCCTGCCTACCTGACCGACTTCAAGAACTACGACAGCACGCTACAGGACACACAAAACCTGACGCCAGAACAGGAAGCGGCCACCATCGGTTATCTGGACGACCGGAACAAAGCCGACCTGCGTAAGACCACCGATGCCTTGATCGCAGACTTCCTGTTGTCGGGCGGCACCATCACCAAGTGGCCCAAGGATCATCGCATCCTGCCGCGCTGGACGACGGTGAGCGTCCCCGGTGCCAATGAAACCAAGCCGACCCGCACTTAGTGCGGCGACTAACCCGCAACCAACAACCAACGGAGAACAAGATGACATACAACCCTGACCGCACCATCCGCTTCGGCATCCCTGCCGACACCGTGACCGCCATTGCCGAGATCACGGGCAACGAGGCGTTCTTCCACGCCGTGGGCTACCTGTCCACGTGGAGCCTGAGCCACGCCCACTGCGAGATCATCGGCGGCGTCTACGACGGCAACCCCGAAATCATCGCCACCTATCGGCGGCACGCCGACGGCCCCATCACCTACCAGATCGGTGCGGTGTGGCACGGGGACCACTTCGGGTTCCACTCCTGACGGAGTGATTAGTGGAGGACTAACAACCAAGAAAGGATCACACCATGCCATTCTACCACTTCCACCAGAACAACTCTGGCGGCGACTTCGACCTGACCGACAAGCTAACTCATCACGTCATCGTCGAGGCCGAAAGCGCCGAGCGTGCGAACAACAAACTCGAAAGCCTTGGGGGATACTTCAACGGCTGCGAGTCTGAGATGGACTGCCCGTGCTGTGGCGACCGTTGGTATCCGGCTTCGGGCAAGGGCGACACCGAGCCGATGGTCTACGGCACTAAGCCGCAGGACTACGTTAAGCGCCCGCACGCGCTCTGGGCCAAGAACGTCGTCGTGCACTATGCCGACGGGCGCGTTGAATGGTTCCATTCGTGATGGCGTGCGTGCTGCTGGCGCTGATGTTCGCCTGCTTCTGCGGGCTGGTCGGCTGTTACGCATGGCTGGTCTACGACTTGGAACGTAGCCGTGCCGAGTGGAAACAATACCACGCTGAACTTGATGCGCGGATCAAAGCGCTGCGGCGCAGTTAGTAACGGACTAACCAAGGAGACAACAGATGATGAAACGTAACGACGCATTGTGGAACACCGTGCGGGCTATCGCAGAGCACGAGTTGGAATGGTTCAAGTGGATCGAAGAAGGTCGTTTCGGTATGTCCGGGCAGCTTCGCACGCTCCCGCTCCATCCGGCCTATGGCCTCCCCGACCGCACTCGCCTCACCATTCTGCGCGATGCCGCTGCGCTGGGCGTGAAGCACTCCGCCGAGACACACAAGGTCCACCCGACCGTGATCTATCGCTGGCGCAAGGCGCTGCTGGATGTGGTGATTGGGACGAAAGGAGTTACGAAATGACCGAGACCTATACCCCGCACGAGACCGTCAGTCGCGTGCTTCCTGCCTTCTGGGCACCCGCACTGGTGAACCGGGACTTCAGCAGCTTCATGCTGCCCGACAACGAGGAAGACCTCGCGTTCATCACGCAATACATGGCCGATTTCACCAAACACTACGGGAACTGCGACCCCGTGGATGTGAGCGAGGAGAGCTTCTTCTACCGTGGGCACGACGCGGTGCAATACGGCGTGCTGGCCTGCGACTGCTTCGAATACGTGTTCGTGGCAACCAACGATTAGTGGAGGACTAAGATGACCATGACGATTGACGAAATCTTCAACACGTTCCGCAACGGAACCGATCAGGACAAGGCTACCCTGCGGGAGTTCCTCTGGAAGAACCTGCACCTGCTGTCCAGCCCCGCCTTCGTGCAGGCTGCGGTCGCCAACGCGGACCTGTTCATCATTCCGGGCATGACGCCGGAGGAAGCCGAGGCGTATGACGCCGCGCTGGAAGAAGCGGAGGACTACTGCCCCCACTGCGGGCATCCGCAATGCGGCTATAGCTGGGGGGACTAAGATGGTGAACGGATACATGCTGGTGATGCTGGTGGGCTACACGCTGGGCGTCTGGTCTGCCGTCATCACGCTGGGCGGGGGGCCGCTGTGATGCCCCTCTATCACGACGAGGACCGGATGTTCACCCACACTGGGTGGAACGTCTACAGGAAGAACCCTGCCCGCTATGTGGGCAGCACGAACATGACCGACATCTACGTGGACACGACCCTGCCCGAACCGGGGCTGATCCTCGTGAATGACTACACCGGAGGCGACAGCGACTGGCACTGGGCGAGGATCGACCACAAGATCAAGCGGATCGCACTCTGCGGACACCCGAAGTTCGAAGATGCCGACATACCTCCCGACTGGTTCCATCGGTTTATGGAGGACCGCGAGAACATCGAAGCCTACCTGCGCTGCTTCGTGCCGGAGTTTAGTGAAGCACTAACCTGAAAGGAGATCAGCATGGCAACATGCACCAAGTGTGATGCGACCTACCCCGACCGCCGTGCGGCTCTGGGGTATCGCACCTGCCTTACCTGCGGTGAGGTGCAGGCCCGCACCGTGAAGCGGTGCGTGGCCCCGCTCAACAAGTCCAACTACGTCCTGATCAGCAACGTGCAGGACCTGAAAGGTCTCAACCCCAAACGTGTGGAGGTGTGACATGGAACCACGCTGGAATTATACCGACATCAACGGCTACGGCTGGCAGGAGCGCACACGGTTCTTGGGCGGGACGAACCACTTCGATATCTACGTCGATTTCGAAGGCAATCTGCGGCTGACCTGCGGCCCCACTTGCAACGACAACTGGCACTGGGTGGAGCGAAGCGCGGAGGGTAACTTGCTCCCCGTCCGGTGGAGCGATCCGCCCGAAGAGTGGGGCAAGCTGTTCTACGAGGACCGCCGGAACATCGAAGCCTACCTCACTTGCTTCGCGCCCGATTGGCACGAGCGTGGGCTGGAACTGGGGAGGACACGATGC